TATATTCCGCATTTGTAACTTGCGGGAAGACGTTCATTTTAATATCCTCTGCCATATTCTTACATTTTAGGGGCGTCATTTCTACTACAAAAATCAGCCCAATTTAACAATTAACTATTATCTCGTTTTTGTAAATTAAAAATCATATTTTTCCGTAGTATCTCGCGAATTCAAAAGGTCTCCTAACATCCAGATAACGGTCTATCTCTTCATTGGATTTTGCCTCCATCTCGAACGCTGAATTTCCATACGATATTTTATTCCCATCCGCTCCATGTATACCTTTGAAAGAATGGTAAACACGAGAAACGGCATATTCCAGTCCATATTGCAAATAGAACCACAACGGACACAACAAATACATCCATACGTTGAACCCGGTAACGGACATGACAAGCGTCAACAGAACCATCGAAGCAATCATGCATTCCTCCCACTGTCTTACATGAATAGCTTCATGGTTAAGAACGCGTGTTTTCATTTCCGCCTTGCTTTTCTTGGTAAAGACGAAACAGCCTAAAGTAATGGTGCTGTAGCCCTGCCACAACATCCACTTTGCTAATTTACTTTTATAAAATACTCTCATAGCATTTATTTATTAGGATAAGATTTAGTTACCACATTATTTTTTAAAAAGCTTATTCCATTTGTATTTATCATGACATCATAAAAGTCATTGCCATCATTCTCTGATACATTTATTAGCTGAGGTCTTATTAAAACAGTATATCTTGGATTTCCGGAAACATACTCGATTAATTTCATACGGGGATATGTACTACCACCTTCACCGATGAAATCTATAGTTCCCGCCAACAGATTATCGGAGCCGTACATTCTAAGACTGTTCGTAGCTGAATCAATCACAATACGCTTTCCGTTCATAGAGGTGGATACCTTGCCGGTTATTTCTATGTCCCCGTTTTCTTTAATAACAAAGGAGTTATTGGGCGACTTGATATTTTTAAAAGTACCGCCTGTCGCATTGACTTCTCCGGTTATTTCCGCATTTTCTGCATGTACTTTTCCGTCTTCAGTAACCCGGAAGGGGGCATCATCAGGAGTAGAACTACCTGCCCACATCCGTATCTTTTCACCGGATTGGGAACCGCTAAGGCCGGCAGTCACCGTCCCGTCATCCTTTCTAATACGAAGTTCGTTCCCCTGCATGAATTCTATCATCGCATTTTTAGCAACAATAAGCGATGTGAATATGGCTGCCGTATTAAGTCCGAACTCTTCCCAATACGTACTGTTTCCCGGCGCATTTCCCCCGCTACTTATATGCGTCACCCGGCACTTGTATGCCCGCCAACCAGTCTTCGTACCGTTATCCCTGACCAGTGCCACATCGACGTACCGTGTACCGCCAGCCAGTGACTCATCGTTACGCCACTCTACTCCGGACACCCATTCGGCCTTGCGGAGTATACATCCCTGCAGGCCGTTCTCCCCGTTTTCCACCACCATGTCGTACTCTTCGGAGTTGTACTCGCCGGTCAGTATGTAGCCATAGGTCTTTCCACCGTCCTGCGTCTGGAGTATACGTCTTCCGTCCTTGGTGGTAACCGTCCACATGGGTGGATTTGACGTTCCGTTTCTAACCTTGCATAAAAACACCTTTCCACCCATTTTCACCAGTCCAAGGTAAGGTGTCTTAAGGCCGGTATGCCATTTTCCGTGGTTACTGACCGAAATGCCATCCTGTCCCGGTGCTCCGTCCACGCCGTCCCTTCCCGGAGCGCCATCCTGACCGTTCTTGCCATCAGTTCCGTCCGTTCCCGGTTTCACTTGTAGCAACCAGTCCGAATTTCTTTCTGCAGGTTCAGATGCACTGCCGCTCTCGCTTACACACAGCCAAATGCCGCCATCATGGGAAACCCGGTCATAAAAGGCATAATTTTCACCGGATGCCCACTCTCCACGGTCATTGGCCGTATATACCGGCGTACCGTCAGGTTTCAGCTGCCGTACCGTACCGGTAAAGTACACGCTGTTCAGATACATGGAGTATCCCGTCATATCCAGACCGTGTACGTTCAGGTTTGAGAGGTCGCCCGACTGCATTGCGATGTTGGCGGCCGATATTTCCCAGGTATTCTGGTTACGGAGCATGCGGCTGTAGGTGCGTGTCTCATATACGGATGTCTGACGGTCGGGGTTGGTGAAATTGCCATAACATGAGAAATGCATGTACTTCTGCGGATGCAGCGTTGTTCCCGGACGCAGGGAATAACGGAATGTGCCGTTATCCTCACCTGAGACTCCGGTAATACGGAAGTATGCCGTTCCGAAACCGGCAAAACGGAAATTGCCCTTACTATCGTCCGAATCCTCGGTGGCATTCATCGTCTCATCCTCGAAATGGATGATTCCCATGCTTATATCGTTCGCCGCAACAGCTCCCATTTCCCCGGCTTCCAGCTTGAGATGCACGGTGCCGGTGGAAAGCGGATTTCCCTCATTGTCCGTATCCGCCACCACACTCTCCACAATGCCGACACCCGGCGTGCGCCATTTGATGCCAGCATACACTTCCACACGGTTACGTCTGAGTTCCGGTACCTCAAGCCATTCCCAAAGCCGCAAGCCCCGCATTTCACCGTTGCCGTTCTCATCTATCTTGGCGCCAAATCCGGCCAGTCCGGAAGCGAACCCTTCCTTACCGAATACTGCGCCTGCCAGAAAGGAAACAAGAAAGGAGGTCCTATCCGGACCGATCTTGCTGATGGCACGCCGGGTTATCTCCTTTATCGCCCGTAAGGCTGAAAACACGTTGTATTCGCTGGCCTCACGGTTGTCCCATGATTTAAGCACCTCGATAACCGAGCGGTCCAGCAGCCCGCCGACAACGTACTGCAATCCGTTCAGGTTACTTTCCAGGCTGCGTTTCCAGCCCTTGCCGACTCGGTTCGTGCATTCAACGGCCGCCATGGAAAGGTTTTCCAGCTTGCGTGTAACCTTTGTCATGCGTGTATCCCGGTAACCGCTGCCGGGGAAATACTCTTCGCTGAGCAGCCTTACCGACTGTCCCAGCCGCAGAGGGACGGAGTGCTTCTCAATATAGGTGTAATCGGTATCGCCGCCGTACTTGGTGGTGTCTTCGCTGTATGACGAGAGAAAGTCATCAACGGCCGCCTTGTAATCCTGCTCGGCCTGTTTTTCGTAAGCTTCGGGCATACGGAAATTCCAGGGGATATATTTGTCACCAGCATGCGGTATAAGGTTTCCCCCGGGCAATTGCGTATCTTCATCCGGGTAGGTATTGATGATTTCCCATTCCTTGCTTTCCGAATGATAGTTTGCCTCGAAATCACGCCCGTTCAGCTCACCGCTCTGGAAAGACAATTGTTTGACAAGTCCCGCAATCTCATAATCACATGGGTCAAACTCCATACCTTCGTCCTTGAAATAATAGACTGTAAAGGGTTTGCCGTCATTCCCGGTCCTTTCCTGTGAACGTACGGAGGACACAGTTCCCGTATAATGAGGAAAGATACCCGCAAAGGCATCCTCTTCCACATGTTCATACAGTCCGTAGTCCGTATTTCTGTCCACATACTTGGCGCGATCGGGCAGTTGCAGACGGGAGAAACCGTAGCGGCTTCGGTCTATATTCCTGGTACTTCCCAGCGGAATAAGCCGGGTGAAGAATTTTACGTCATCGCTATTCTCCGTTTGTGTAAGTGAGGCAAGGCCCTGCATGTATCCCAGTTCCACACGTTCCCCGCGCTCACAACGGCACAGGTTGATATAGAAGCCGTCCGACCACCATTCGGTCGAAAAGGTCTCGGCCATGGATGCCAGTGCGTCCCAGCAGGTGGTATTGTTATACTCTATATTTCCGTCCGGTGCATCTATCACGTCACCGATACGCCAGCGTTCCTCACCGTAAATACGGTTCATGTTGTCCACCCATTTCTGCAGGTGCTCCCGGGGACTGCCGTCAAGGCTGAACTGCGGCTCATACTGACCGTCAGTCAGGTGGAGGTATATCACTTGCTGGGCGTCATGTATGGGAGCATAGAATTTCACGGAATAGCGGTATTCCTGGCTGTTCTTTTTCCTGGGCTTGTACTCTTTCTTCACACTGAACCTCACACCCTCCAGTGTTATGTAGTCATTCACCTGCAGTGGCACACAGGCCGGAACCGTAAAGGAGAGCGAGAGCGCATTCTCACTCATCAACTCAAGGTTCCATGTTGAGGACGAAGTGACCGGGACCGTCAGCTTCAGTCCGCCGGATTGATTATAGATTTTGAGTTCCATTCGAGCAGTCTTTAAACATCATTTAAAAGGGTTCCGGTTTCGGTTCCCTGAACTTCATTTTCCATCTGGCTACGGTACTTCCGTCAAAAGCATCGGTCAGGATATCGGCCGGTGTGGCGGACTTGTAGTAAAGCCTGTATTCTATGGATATCCCTTTTACCCGGAGGGTTACCCAGCCTTGTATGAGCGCCTGCATCAGGGCAAGCCGCCTTGCCTCACATCCGGAAAGTGAAGGGGCGTATACAGCCAGATACAGTGTAAGGTCGCGGGGCTTGCAGCGTGGAAGCGGGAGCTGCTGCGGCAATTCCTCACCGTTACGCTCCCTGAAATCCACAGCCGTATATTCCTTCATCTCGGGCGGTTTGAGCAGTTCGGTCACGTTCGTACTGTCTTCCGGCCTGTCCTCGCAGAGGAAGGCCGAATACTCCGTCCAGGCATCCTTGCCGTTAATCACCATATATCCTGTCAGGTCGTACATCATGACACTTCTATTCCATTGTTTCTAAAATATTCCATAATCTCGTTGATACTTTCCAGATACCGGCAGTAGGCTGTATTCTCAGTAATGCTGACGAGCAGGTCGTGGTCTTCCTTCCTTGATTTGGCGAGCTCTTCCAGAAGTTTGTGCATGCCGCTGGCATGATCCTGCAAGGAAGTAAACAGCCCTTCCAGAAGTGTGCCCTGTTCCTGTGTCATGGCAGTGAAGGCTCCGCTGCGTCCGGACTGTGAGCTTGCCGGATCACCCTTCCAGCCGAATATCTCCTTCATCGCGTCACGTTCAGCCAGCGCATCATTCACTATCGAATCCCAGGAATCCTTCAGCATGTCATGTTCCGTCTGGCTCAGCACGCCCGCGGCTTCGGTGGTAACTTTATACCTGTTACGTCCGCGTCTGCCCTGGCCCGTCCGCCATTCCGTCTTCTCCTCCATGGCTTCGGCGAACGAGTCATACCACTTCCTAAGGCGTTCATTGTAGCTTTCCGAAAGCATGCTGTTCAGCATGGCCCTCTGCATGTACTTCTCGAAGTTGTCGGCAAAGTCCGCCGTACTGCTGTCCATATCCATGAGCATGTCCAGAAAGCTGCTGCGCACGCTCTCGAAGGAGATGCCCGTCATGGCTTCCTTGCGCGTCTCCTGCACCTCCTGCCATGCCTCCTCGCTCTCGATGACCTGTTCCAGATATTTGCGTGTATCCTCATGCAGTTCGCTCCAGAAGCCGGTGGCTTCATCACGCAGCTTTACCAGCTTTTCGTAACTCAGGTCAAAGAGGCCGGTCATACGGCCGTCGGATACCTTGTAAAAGTCATTTCCCAATACCTGGCGCGCCTGGTCCCAGGCTGTGGAGGATATGCTTTCCCTCTGTTTCGTTCCATGGGAAGCTTTGGAACCGATGCCGAGAAACCCCTTGCTCGCCCCGGCATTCAGGTAAGCCTTTCCCATTTCGCGGGCATATTCTCCCTGTTGTTGCAGGAGCTCGCCGGCTTTCTTGTAGGAATTATTGGCATTCGCCAGCGTATCGGTCTCCATGGATGCCACCAGTTCCTTTTGTTTGGCGATGACTTTGTCAAGCACCGCCATATAGCTTTCATAACGCTCCTTTGCCTGCTGGTAACGTCTTTCGGAACGCTGGCCGCCCCAATCCGTACCGAAAAGGCTGCCCAATGTCTTGACAAAACCACCGGCTGTATTCACCACGCCGCTTATCATGCCGCCGATGTCACCCGAAAGCATGGAGTTCGCAAATTGGCTGATACCTTCCGACATGGTATTGAAACCCTCTATCACCCGCTTGGCATTCTCGTCCACCGACACTCCGAACCCTTCCAGCATACTGACGACATCATCGGCCGCCTGTGTGTAGGATGACATTTCGCCCGCAACCCCCTGCAGGCTCTGAGCCATTGCCGTACGTTTCCTGCGGCGGTTTTCCTGGGCCTCAGTCAGTTTCTTCTCCGCCTGTTCCTGTGTCAGCAGTCCGGTGACGAGCTTGCCCGTCTCATCCCTGTACAGACCGGTGATAACCTTTCCGCCCGCCATGACGGTGTTCAGATCCTCCTGCGCCTTTTGGACAGTTTCCTGGGCCTTGGCGTATTCATCCATAGACCGTTTCAGTTCCCGGAAGGGCTTGCGGTCGGCAAGCTTCAGGTCAATATTCGTCAGTGCGTCCTGCAGCTGCTTCAAGTCCGAGGGGCGTAATTCTTTGGCCGCCCCGCTGATGTATTCCTTCAGCTTGTCGCGAAGTGCGGAGAGCGACTCCGTACTTTGAGTGTCCAGATTGCCGAATACGTCGGCGAGGTTGACGGTCTTCTTGAACTCCCCGAAATCAAGCTCTTTCAGTTCGTCCTCGCGCCGTCTTTTCAGCATGGCCTTTTCACCTTCGGTTTCGGCTGCGGCAATCTTCAGGGCATAATCCTGTGTGATTGCCAGCCGTTTCTCCTGGTAGCTGCCGTACTCCCTGTTGTAGTCTATCCACGCCTGCCGGTCCTTTTCCCGGAACTGCTTCTCCTCGTCGTAGACATCCTGCATATACTGCACGCCGGCAACCACACGCTGTGAGGAAGCGTCCTGCCTTATCCGGTCAGCCTCCCCGGGGGCTATCGGATTGCCGGCCTTTTTCGATTTCTCCAGCCTGGAGAGCAGCTCCCGTTCTTCCTTGTCGATGGCGGCAAGCGTCTGCTCGTATTCCTGACGGAGCAGTGCCTTGCGTTTGGCGCTGCCTTCCGCCATCAGGGCGATACGGGCATCCTCCAGCTTACGTTGTGCACGCAGGCGGGCATCGGAAAGAGCATCCTGATAGTCGGAAGCATTCCTGCCACCGTCCTTGTTTTTCTTTCCCGTAATGGTTTCCAGCTTTTTCTCCTCGGCTTCTATTACTTTCATGGCCGCCTCATAATCCTCCTTGTTTGTGAGTTTCTTCAGCGCCTTGCGTTTCTCCGCTATGCTGTTTTCCAATTCTTCCACCGAACCGGAAACTACGGTATTGATATTTGTTCCCTCCTTGATACGGGCGGCTTTATCCTGAAACTCTTCCGCACGTTTGAGGGCATCCTCTTCCGCATCATAGATGTCCTTGAGCTTTTTGTTGTAAGCTACGGAAGCAGGGTCGCTACCGAACTGGTCGGTGGAACCTCCGCCGAAGAACTTGTGGATTTTACCGCCGGCACCGAACCATGGACGGTGGGATTCCGCACCTTCCGCTTTCAGCTTGTCGGCCTTATCGCTCTCCTCTACGGCCTTGTCAAGCCATTTCCGGGCCTTCTGTTCCAGTACGAGCACCTCGATATAGTCGGAACTTTTTTTCATAAGCGTATCGTACCATTCGCTCAATGTCTGGTAGTAGCCGAACGTTTCGCCGTATGTACGGTTGAGTTCGGTTACCTTTTTGCGTTCCTCCTCCTTGCTTCCCTTGAACTCCTTTACGGACTTGATTACCCTGTCCATCTCAAACCGGCTTTTCACGAATGTGGCATTCGCCTCTTTTTCCACCTCATAGGTTTCCCGCATGGATTCACGCAGTTCATCCATAGCGTTTTTCCCGCCAAAGAGCCCCTTTATCCATTCTCCTATTTCTTTACCGTATACCACCGTCAGCGTAATAAGCGCCGCCAGTGCCGTTTGCGGGGAGAACAGCGAAGCTGCCACCTGTTTCCATACCGGGGTCGCCTTCTTTCCTGCGGCCGTCATGAGCTCGTATTCCTTGCGGGCATTGCTCACGGCGTCCGTAAACATCGGGATGTTGTTGGATATGGCCAGGAAGAACATCTGCGGCCCCATGGCCAGCGAGGGAAGCTCCCGGGCGATCTGTGCCATGGTCATTCTGACCTGGTTCAGCTTCGGTGCCGGGTCATGCGCCACAAGGGGCGTCTCTCCGGCCTGTCTCTTGGCGGCCTCGTATGCCTTTATCTCATCCTTCAGGCCGCCGATGACACCTTTGAGCGCCTGTATGTCGGCGAGTTCCCTGTCACCGGCAAGGCCCTGCTTCTGCAGCTGCCTGTACTGTCTCTCCAGCTGCTTGAGCTCGCCCTGCAGACGTTCGACCATCTGCTTGTTGAAGCTCTCCAGGGCGGCTATGTTGCCCTCGGCCGACTTCATGCCGGCAAGCGTCCTGTCATCCAGAAATATTTCAAGCTTGATAGGCTGCATTTCTTATAGCGGTTTATTATGTGACAAACAGTTTTCATTCCTCTTCCTCCATGCTCCTGAAGAACTCCAGGGGCGACATGTTTTCCGGGGTACCGCCGCTGCGGGCGGACATCTCCCGGGAAAGTTCGGCGGGCGTCTTTCTGCGTGCGGGAATATGCCTGGGACAGTCCCGCCACATCAGCATGAGCGTCGGATAGTTCACCCCGTGCAGGATATACCTTATGCTCCAGCCCGTATCGCGGGCTATCTGTCCTATCAGTCCGAACGGGCTATGTGAAGGCTCCATATAGCCCTTTAACTCCCGTTCTATCCTTTTCCGTGGCTCAGCAGGGGCGACATCGGGTTGATTGTCTCCGCCAATCTGATAATATTTCCGAAAGGGACAGTACCAAACATGCGCACGACTATTATCCAGGCTTCCTCAAGGGCGGCCGGGTGCATCCAGTGCCGGAGCATCCAGGCTACGGGGCGGTTCAGCAACGGGGAGAGGATACGCCCCCGGACGATACCGCAGGCCACCATGCGGCTCACGCCCACCCCGTGGCGGGTGATGAACTCCACTTTCTGCTCGAAGTCATATTCCTTCACCTCGTCATACCGGACTCCCAGTTTCAGGTACATCCGGCCGATATTCAGCAGGCTCGCATAAGTGGGGACACGCATCACCCAGCGGATATGCCTTCCGCCGGGAAGGCGCAAGGGAAGCGAGATGCCCCCGTCCTGCATTACCCTTTCCGAGAGGATTTCCATTTCAAGGCGCTCCATACGCGTCAGGCTTCTTCAGACGGTTTCGGTTTGCCGGTTTCAGGATCGATGCCGGGGGCGAATATCTTCATCCGCTTGCCGTTCTCATCCTTCATAACCTCGATGTTGAGCTGGACGGAGAGTACGCCCTGGGAGTTCACGCCGCCGCCGAAGTCATTGCCGGTGACTTTCGCCTTGTAAAGGCGGATGGTATGGCCGCTGTCACAGACAATATCCATGACACCCGTCTTCTCCCATTTCTCGGGCGGCTCCCAGTTGCCCTGGTCATCCTTGCTCCCTCCGATTGTATTCACAAGGTTTTCAGCCGACATGTCAATCAGGTTGCCCGTAAAGGCCTTCTTTCCCGGATTGCTCGTGATTGTCGCCACAGGGCCGTCCTTTACCTGGGCGGCGTAGATGTCCACCTGGGTAGCGGCGGTACCCGCAGGGGTGACTCCCTGTTCGTCGAACCAGCCGATTTCAAGGCCGCAGAATTTGACCTGCGACATTCCGAATATTAATTTATCCATGTTTATTCCAAGTTTAAGGGTTAATAAATCGCCGTCTGAGTATTCCCAGCAGAAGGGCGGCGACGGCCGTACGCCCGATCCATATCTGGAACCACTGGAAGCCGGTAGGTTCATGTACCGTTTCAGGTGGTGGTTTCTCCTTCTCCCTGAAAAGCTCGTTACGGATGCGTATGTTCTCTTCGGTAAGGATGAGTATCTGCCGGGCCAGGCTGTCGCAGGCAGCCGTCACTTCCAGGCTGTCTTCCGATATGCGGGTGACATTCACCGTAGCCTGCCCGCTGCGGCGGCTAAAGCCTGTGCCCACCGGAATCAGTTCCAGCATATCCGTCGGGAATTTCGTCTTCGCCATGCTGGGCGGAACAGGCTGCTGCAGGAGAGCGAACCCGCTTCTGCCCGAGAGGCTGTCTTTTTGGCTGTGCTCGTTCCGCACCAATGGCTCCGGACTTCTGCAGCTCGCCACGGATAGGGCAGTCAGCATAATGCCGGCAAGTAGAAGCCCTCTGAATGGTACGGTTAAGTTCCCGCACTGCCTTGTAGAGTTTAATATTCTCATTCTGTAAGTCTATTAATGTTCCTGACAGGTTGTCGTACATTTCCTTATAGGCGTCGTTCCGCTCCTTGGCGGCGAGTACCTTGTTGTTCTCCCGATGTCTCAGCCATGCCCAGAGGGAACCGGCAATGCCGCTCGGCACAAGCCATTGGAGAATCTGCATTATCAGGTCTGAATTCATGGCTGGAAATCATTAAGGGTTATCAATCATCAGAGCAGTTCCCATCCCGCTTCCACGTCCGCCGTTACTGCCGGCACTCCGTTTTCCACCTGTGAGATGGCGGCGGCAAAAGCGCACATGGTTACCCGGTCGTTCACATCGGGCACATACGTGTTCGGAACCTGCATCTCCCGGCACACCCGGCTGATATAGCCGGAAGTGTTGTTTTCCACAGGAGGCGCCCAGCGGTTGATGAAGTCCGCTATCGTACGGCAGCCGTTGTTACGGCGGTAGTTCTGCAGTAACTTTATCAGGGCACGATAACCGTAGGCCATCGTACGGAACTGGCAGAAAGACCTGTCACGCGAGGGGCGGATTTCCCCCTGCCACACAGTACGTGACAGGCGGATGTTACCCGGATTATTGTTGCGTAAACCTCGTGCTGCCATCATTCTCCGATTTCTGAGGTTCCGATACTGATGTAAGCATTTCCGTCATACATCAACGTAGTCACTTTGCTTGCCGCACAGGCAACCTTGCCGATGGTCTGGGCATTGGTGCTGGCATTCCTGACGATGAGCAACGAACCGGCCTGCACCCGGGTGTCCAGTTCAAAAGTGGTTGCTGCGGTTTCGGCGGCAATATCCACTATTTGCGGATTGCAGTCGTGCACCAGCGACTTACCTTCAGTTTTACGGGTTACAGCGACCGGGAACGGTATCTGTACACAGCGGTCACCTTCTTCTGTATAGGGGGCGAAGAAGTCAAAGCTTCTCCGCGATTTCATATTGATATAGCTCATTGTTCTTTAATTTTTAGGGTTAGGATTTCTTGGTGGTAAACATGGCACCCAGATACTTGCCTGTAATAGGCAATGCGATGCCGCGCATATTGAAGCCCAGGACATCACCACGGTATTCCGGATCATTCAGGCGGTAGTACATGTCCTCCATGCTCTTGGCACGACAAACTGCATCACGGTACCATACTGTGGAGGCGATAGCGTCCGTATCGCGGACAGGAGCACCCCATTCCACCTTCTCACCCGTAGTACCGTTGTATTTAGGCACCATGGAAGTGACGTGAATTTTGAAGCCGAACATGGAACCGGTAGAGAAGAACGTCTTGAACATCTCCAGGTCTTGAAGCTGCAAGTCGGTAGCATGGTACGGATGCAGTGCCAGGATACGCCCTTCTTTTGGAACCAGCATCATGTCGAGCTGGGTGGAGAGCGCCAGAACCTTTTCATAGGTCATGGCCACATAACCGGTACCCTGTTTGCTGGCATTGCCGTCGTTGATTTTTATAACCGGGGTAGTTTCACTATCCTTCTTGGGCGCCCAGTTGTAGATGGCCAGCTCGGAAAACTGCATCTGCAGTGACTTCTGGTGTCCGGCGGCCACGCTTCTACGTTTTTCGGCGGATTCTTCGATTTCGATGGCGTTGATATGTACGGTGTTTTCCGTATCGAAACGTTTCATCGGAATCTTGTAGGGTTTGTCACCACGGGCGACTACCGGTATCGGATATACCTCATTGTCGATGAATACTCTGGGGTCGATACCCGCTTCCTGCAGGTTCAGGTACTCGTTATCGGTCCACATGCTGAAATCACGCGAGTCGGAAACGAACGAGGTTTCCGGATAGAACTTCTCGATAATCTCGGGAATCCAGATTTCCTTGTTAAGGCCCTCCGCCAGGCAGCCGGTAAGTTGCAACGGAACCAGCGAAAGCCCCATCTGGATGCCGAACATCAGGTTGTGGTCGATGCCGATACTCTGGGCAAACAAGCCTGAGGTGGCGAAATTGAACAGCAACGCTGTGAGCAGTGAAAAGATGAATTTTGTCTTCATTGTCTTTTTATCTTTATGTTTATAAAATAGACATTATATAGATTAATTTGTTATATGACTCATTTTGTGACTGATTCTAAAGTTGTGTAATCCACAAGCAATA